TATATACGCAAAGATCTTTCTGCACTCTTCCACATAAGTACTGCTGGATGATTACGCCAAGCACCAGAAGGGGATTTGCCAGAAAGTATTTTTAGAATTTGGTAAGACTCTAATATTTGTTTATTTAATCTTTTATTATCTAGGATTTCTGCACACTGATCGTAATCCTTGTATGGTAGAAAGGTTTGCATTAATCTTCTTCTACATTAAAAATATCTAAGTCAGATATTTTTTTTAGATTGGATGCTGCCCAAAGCGTTACGGCAGTTAAAAAAGATAAGGCTATTAGTATTAATATTTTTGTTTTCTTTTTCATATTGCTATCATTGCTCCACATCTTGTACATGCATTATAACTTTTTTCAGTAAAGGGACATGCTCCAGCAGCAACCAAGGTACGAGTTTTAATCTTACAAACAATAAATTTAAATAGTTGATTAATCATTTAATTGCCTCTCTTGTTACTAGAACAATTGCTCCACAATCTTCTAAAGCCTTTTTAATTTTTACAACATATTGCAATGCTGATATTTTTTCATCATGAACCATATGTAAAAATTTTTTCTCATCTAATTTTACCGTAAGAAAGTGATCATTGTCAATAATCTGCACTCCAAAACCTTTTGGCGCAGGTATAGAATGAACGGCATGTCTCATTAAATCTGTATACATTTTATTCCATAGTTAAAGACTGCCAAGTTTCAGACCAGTCTTTTTTATTTTTATGTTTATTAAATTCTCTTGATATTTCTCCAGCCTCTAAATATACTCCGCCCCAGACTCCCCACTCTTTTCCAGAAACTCCGTTGGCAAAACATATTTTTCTAACTGGACATTGTTTGCAAAACGCATCAACATTATATCTAGACTCTACATTATCTTCATATTTATCAAAATAAATATTAGTATCAAGTCCTAAACATGCAGCGTTATCTTTCCATAAATGCTGCTTCAAGATTAATCCTTATATTTATTCGGTATATTCCAGCCATTACGATCTGGGCTATAAATTCTATGGATGTACCATTTATTTTTTACTCTAATACCCATCGGAGAAGTTTTAGCAATTTCTGATTCTTTTAAATCAATGACATCCCACCCACGCCAAAATAAATTAGTGTTTTTATTTACAATTTTTTCCATAGTGTTTAAACTTTTAATAATCATTTCTTCTCCTAATATTTAAAAAGACCAACATCAATGTTGTTTGCTTCTGCAATTAAAACCAACTTTGACTTTGATTCTTTTGGACGACTTAAAAAAGCAAAATAATTAACTTGATTTATATTTTCGCTTAACCATGATGGTGCTGCATTATAAAATTTAATTTTTTTACCTCGTGCTTTCATTCCACGTTCTGATAAATTAGAAAACTCTGAAACGAAATGATTTATTTTTGATGGACCAACAGAATAAATAATGAATTCATTATCTCCATTTTTCATTCCAGATAAGGCAACACTCATAGCACGTAAAAATACGTTGTAGTCGTTAAACTCTTTTGTTCCTTGAACTGCCACTATCATTTGGTCCTACCCCTTGTTTTAAGTCATCAAGTATTGATAACATCTTGTTTAATTCTTTTGCTGGCATACCTTCAACATCTAATGGTTTTATTGTTTCTTCATCTACCCTGCCATTTATGGCATTTGCAGTATAAAAAACATTATTTAATATCCAATACGCTTTTCCTTCAGTTATCACTACTCTAAGCATATTTTTTTGAATATGTTTTTCAGACTGCGTTATAACTTTAGGCTTATCAAACGTTTGTTTTGGAATAATATCTTTAACCATTTCATAAATAGAACTTTGTCTATATTTATGTTTGCCTAAAAATATTGTTCTTTTTTTGTTTGATATTTTAATTATAGACCAAAAACACAACAATGTCAAGCCTATAATTAATAAATATTCCATTTATTTAGATTTCTTTGATATTTCTTTAGTTGAATTCAAAATAACAGAATTAAGTTTATTATACTTAAGTTGTAGTTTTAAAAATTCTAATTCAGCATCAGATGCTTTTTGTTTATAAAATGATAGCAACTGAATTAAATCTTCATTCTCTAAGTTATCCATCTTTACCCCCTCATTTTCTTAAATCAAAAGCAGTTCCCTGCCAAATTTTTTCTACTTTTTTCTTTTCTCTTTCTACAATTGCACGACTCCAAGAGAACCCTGCGTCTCCGCCCCATGCATCCCACATAATTCTTCCGTTAGATGGAAAATCTGGACCACTAAAAAATCCTTTACCCTTTTTATCTACCTCGTGGCGGGAAAAAAACGAATACATTCTTTTAACAGTACTAAGAGACATAACTGATCCATTAACAATATCTGTTGCTCTACCCCAGCCTACTGGAGTTCCAGCACCTTTAGCCTTGCCATCTGCTTTCCATTTTAAGGCACGACGAGCAGCAGCCTTCAAGCCAGATGTAGGAGTATATGTATCAGCCATTTTTCTTATCTCTCTTTTGTTGTTTTAAAGCACGTTTTTCTTTAAGAGTCATCTTAGGCTCTTTCTTTTTGTTAGCATTACCTTTTTGTTCTTTATTTGCCACTACTTGCCCCCTTTTTTATTTTTGGATACGGACCAAGATCCGCTTTAACTGTTCCATCTTTTCTTAAACGAACTATTCTTCCATCTTTAATTTGTAATGGATTAAAACCATGATCTTTAAAGTATGATCCTGAAGACCTATTGGCCATTATTTTTAAACGGAGTTAAATCAAAAATAGATCCGCCCCAACTTTCTGTGTTTTTGTTTATTGTTTCAACATCATTAAATAGTTTAACAACCCTTGTTGGTTTTTCTACTTCTGTTGCAAAATCTTTAAACAAATATTTCTTTGTTGATCTTGGGTGTCCTTTTGGAAATAAGTCTAAGTCAAATGGCTTTCTTGGAAATCTACCACGCAATCCAGCCATAAAAGCATTTACTCTGCCCATAGCCCATTGTTCTGCACTAGAAACACTTCCACGTACTGAGGATGGATTACTTCTATATGCACCAATGCCACGACGATAAACTGCTTGCAATGTTCCTACACTGATTCTCTTATCGCCATCTTTCCCTTTGTTGTATGCTTCAACTAATTCTCTTAGTTTTGATTCAGATGCTTTTTCTATAGTTTCATCCACATCATACATTTTTTCATTATCAATTGATTCAGAGTTAACTCTTAAAGAACTGACTGGTTTTGCAACACGTCTATCAGTTCGTGTTCTTTTACCCTTTTCATTTGTTGCATAAACCCTAACAACTGCTACAGGATTATCTGAAGATGCTTCTACAGTTTCATTAGTTCCAGGAAGTTTAACCTTGCCAGAACGCTCTATTCTTTCTACAACTCCATGTGCAGATTCTGTTTTGTCTGGTGGTTTTGGAACTCCAAAAGTAACATGATCTCCAACAGATACGCTTTTTGCCTTTTCTACTTCTTCTATTTTTTTAATAGGAACGCAGTTTGGAACCATTCGTCCACCTTTTGGTTTCATTCCTCGTTGTTCATATCCAACCCAACATGCTTTTTCCATGTTGTCCCATTTATCTTCTTCTTCGTTATCTGAATGATAACTCTTGCTTATTGCGTTATGAGTTATCTCTTCTACAATTTTATCCATAATAGCATTATAGCAGATTTTAGGTGTTTGGATGCTTGTCAGACAGCCTTTTGAGTTCTTCTATAGACCATTTTTCACGTTTATTTAATTTAGACATTTCTATATCGTTAAAGGATTTTGAGGCTAATGTAACTACTGGATCCTTTGATAAAAAGTCTATATCAACATACCCTCTTTCCCATAAAGAAAGAATTTCGGCATTTACTGAATTCATATGATCATGATATAACTCTGGCATTAATTCTTTAATTTTAGGGGTAAAAGAGTAAAGTAAAGATCCATCCTCAGAATCAATACCAGCAACTTCTAGCCCACCCTCAAGAATTAATTTTTCAATTATTTCATTTTCGTCTGAAGTCATATTTTTCCCATCTGGATTAAATATCCTCTTGAACAATTTTTTCATAATTAATAAAGTCCTCTAACTCTCTTCTTGTTTTTACCCTAGTCATGCGATTTATTTCTTTACCATCTTTTAATAAAATAAATGTGGGAACTGAACTTACTTTAAATTGTTTAACAAGCAATTGCTCATAGTCAGCATCTATCATCTGAAACTGAAAACCCTCTTTTTTCATATCTTCAACAATAGGCTTTACCTTTTTACAAGGTTCACACCAGTCTGTTGTAAAATAAAAAACAGTTTTCATTTTCCAGACTTTGCTCTAGCCTTTTTTAATACTTCAAAGTCTTTAATTTTTGTTTCGCCAAGGTATCCCCAAGCATAGCCATCATTAATCATTTTATTATTTAATGATTCAGATTCTCCATTTACATATACCCA